GAAGTTCTATCTGTAACATCAAACCTATAACCAAGACCTACAATGTTTTCTACCTTTGCATCAATTGCAGCGTGGTTTGAAAAACATGTGTCATAAAAATTTGCTAGTTCGTACATGTTGTATGGTGGTGTAATTACATCAAATAGACCGTATCCATTTCTGTATACAGTTCCAGGATTGAGAGCCTTTGATCCAGCATCGTCTACTCCAGCAGGAACTGCATTTGCAGAGTCTAGATATGCTGCTGTTGGAGATACTGCTTTACTGATCTGTCTTACTATACGACGGCGAAAGTTTTGATCTAAGCCAGAGTATTCTTTTAATTCTTCCCAATTTTTATTAAATGGGTCGCTACCCTTAAACTGGCTATCCTCTTGTTCTTGAGTGTTTAGACTTGCTCTAACATACTGGAAGTTATCATCATCAGTCACTTTCGTACGCATCCCTTCCATGTGTTTTTAATGTTTTCTGTGCATCGGCAATTGCGCCTAAGTCGTTAACGTTTGGAATTAAACCTTGTCTCATTCTATCTTTTTGTTCTGAGTATTCTTCTTCAGATACTCTTGTTAGTCCCGCAACAAAGTGGGCTGTGCCTTCTCCGTCGTCACCATTAAATACTGCAGCCTTTTTAAGTTCTGCAATCTTTGAGATGTCACCTTTTTGAGCGGGAATGTTTAATACAGAACCAGTTCCGTCAGTAAACCACTTTCCATCTGACTTCTTGTATACGTATAGACCCCAGTCATAATGCTTATCAATGACCTTACGTCGTACATTTTCGACAATAGGCTTACCAGTTTTTGGGCTAAATAGAGAATCCATAACCATAAGTATAGCAGACTATACTGGTGTGCCTACCGATACTGACCAACTAGTGTCATTATAGACTCTCATCTTGTCGGCATCAAACACCATGCCCTCTTCGTCATCAATGATAATCTTATTAGTTCCCATGTAATTATTATAAACATCTTGGGAGTTTACGCCATATAGAGGAGAGGAAGATACAGACAAGACTCCATCCCAAGTATAGTTATTTAGCCAGTATGACCAATCATAATCTATAGCGCCATCCTGCTTAACCTTGTTCCAAGGTCTAGTAATCTTTGATTGTAACTGCTGAAGATTATTTGCTTGATAATGTGAGATATTATTAAAAATTGCTGGTCCCTTTAAATTTATAGAGCCCAAGAACAGGTCAAAGTTTAAGTCTGTTGTAAAGTTAATTCCTAGAACAGACCACTCTTTAACCGTCAACACTGGTTCACGAACAGATCTTCCATTTATAAAATATGCAATTTCATTAAAGTCAGAGTTATCTTTTTTATTTTTTGCATAAACAACCCCTCTTTTACCAAATTTGTCATTTGCAACAACATAAAACACAATCGTATTATTTTTATGCTCAACCTCAAATAAAACAATTGGGGTTAATGGAAACACTCTTTGTTCATACTTAACCCATGATTGAAAAGCGCTTACTCTGTAGTTATCTGCAACAGACTGATTTACTGGCATAGATATACCACGATCTTCGTTTAAATCAAAATCTCCACGAACCTGGATTCCAGATGTACGGTTTGTATATAGGTAAGGAGTACTTCCCTTATAAATGCTAAATGGATTCTTTGATTTATAGTCATAGTAAAGTCCCGCTCTCTTGTATGGGAAAAGGTCGGAACCGAATCTTGTTCCAATTGGATTAAACGAGTTATCGTTAAGTGATTGAGAGGCAATCTCTAACTTTTTTAGAATGACTGGCTTTTTAATTATTCCACGAACATTAAAGTCAATGCTATAAACAACTGCCAGTTTATTAAAATCTATATCTTTTCTTGGATAAACTAATGTATTATCAATAATTTCAAACTTTGTACTTTGCCAAGATGGGTAATCGGACACATCAATAACAGAATTCTCTTGTGGAAGAACGGTCTTTGTAAAGTAACTTGACAAAGCATTTGCACCTTCATCTACATACTGGAAAGTTACGTAACTTCTAATTGATTCATTTTCGGTATTGTATTCATAATACTTTAAAGAATTTTCTAAGATATTCCCATAGTTGTGCCATCCAGTAAAGTTTATATCTTGCAGTTGAGCATAGGTCCTTCTAACTGGTGTCTTATAACTATTCATTAAATCTTCATAGGTTATTGTGTCTTGTGCCGTTGACTCTAGCAATGCCTCTGATGCTGGATACCCCAAGTTAAACTGCAAGAAATCTAAATCATAAAAAGAATTTCCAACGTCATTCTGAACATATTGTCCAAAATAAGACAGCGGCAGATAATCTTCCCAATGACCAGCAATACCAATATCTAAGAATAGTTTATTGTATGAAAACGTTGGGAGTAGTGTATAACTTGCTGTATGCTCTAATAGAATTACAGAATTTGATTTTGCTATTCCGCCATCATAAAGATAAGCCCAAAATTCAGTGTCGTAAAATTCAGCATCAACAAGGTCTCCGTCTTCATTATAAAGTCCTGCCGTTACTATGTTATTGACTGTTGCATCGTCTTCATTAACTATGACTCCAGAAGCATTAAAAAGATCTGAGATTGAATTTAAATTTGACTTGGTTGAAAATCCAACTGAATAAATATATCCATTAAATGTTTTATCTCCATTGTTGTCGCCTCCAACATAAAGACTTAAAGAGTTTTGATTACCAAAGAATGTTGAAAGATTTCCTCCAAATGCCCCTACAAGTGTTTCAATATTAAACCCTGCAGAAAACGGTTCATCTAAAACTATAGTTTCTACTACACGATAAACCTCTTCTTCAGTTCCTCCATAGTTCAAAGAATAAACAACATCAAGGCCATCAACTTTAACTATAAAGTAGTTTCCAGTACTTTGACTATAAACTTTAAATAATATTTTTTCTTCTTGATCTGTACCGCTTCCTTCATTTCCTATTTCAAAAACTCCATAAAGAGATGCTACCTGATCATTTAAAACATTAAAGTTTGTAAAATACATATAGGCTCCTTCATTGTCCCAAGTTGAATTAGGATTTAGGGATATAAATCTATAATCAGTTCCTATGTTTCCACTAGTAAGATTATCAAACAGTGTTTCTGATTCGTCGTACATATCTTGTAACGTTTTCGTTCCAGTAAATATTGTTGGCAACGAGTAGTCTGGTGTTTTTAAATATTTTTCTGTAGTCGCTAAATTGTCAAGACTTCCCTGTTGCCATTGTGCAAAACTTGGATAAGTATAGTTGGCTGTATAGTCTGCAAATGTATAGTCAATTGCAGCAGAGGTTCCTGAGTATGCAGAGTCAATTGATTCTGATGATCCAACTCCTTGACCATATACCCATCTTCTTTTTGCAACAACATCTGGAACACGATAAGAGTAAATAGCAAAGCAATCAATCTCGATTGGTGTAACATCTTCATAAGAATAGAACCCAACCCAATCTTCATCAACCCCATCTGGAAGGCTCATAGAGGCAGTGCTAAAATCTAAAGAAATAACTTGCTCTCCATTTATCATAACAATTGCATTATTGTTTACTACTGCAATGTGTATTAACATTGGTCTAAACCACTCAGAAACAAAATGAGAACTAAAATTTCCACCAACTAAAAGTGTCAAGAATCCGTCTTCTACATACAAACCATCGTCACTTCCAATTGGACCAAATATTTTTTTAGCCGTAGTGGACTCTGAACTTATTCTTGTCCAAAACTCAACAGTGTAGTTATTGTATCTTCCAACTTCATGCAAGAATCCTTTTCCAGGAAAGATAACTGATGGACTACCATTATTTGGTGTAAGTTTTGTAATTCCAGATGCACCAAAGACTAGTGGGATGCCAGTATTTTTTGCAACCAAAGATTTATTGCTTACAAGGTAGTAACCAGTGTCTGATGAAATTCCATAGGCTGCTGCAGGAACAACTCTGCTTGTTGTTTGTAAAGTAATATCATTTGGAAACGGCTGTGAGTCAACACCTAAAGATGAAACATTAAACTCTTCAGACCATTGACCAAGAGTTATTCCATTTATATAAAATTCATAATCTGCTGCAACAGCCCCTCCATCAGTTGTTACAAGTTTTATAATTATTCTTAAACTTGTACTTTCATCTGGAATCTGAAATGTTTCTGACACAAAACCCCATTGCTGGAATATAGATGTTTGAAATGTTTTTAAATTTTGTACTATCTGAGATGTTGTTGTATCTGTGTATTCGTACCCAATAGAGACTGATTCTAGGTATGGACTATTTGAATAAAAATGAGTACCTATGGAAAATGTTTTAAGGCTTGAATCTAGATCTTGAAAATTGATAATATCAGGACTTATTAATGTTGCTTCATTTGTTAGTCCTACTGGTACGGTACATCTAATCTTTGTATTATAACTGTCTGGAAATGGCTCCCCTGCAAAAGAGGTGCCAGAGAAAGCCGTACAATTTGTTGCAGACCAAAGACTAAGAATATTTCTTTGTGCCTCTGAAATTAAACTTATATAATCAAGTTTATCGTCTAGTGCCCAAAGAACCAGAGGGTGTTCACTAAAGATCTTCTCTGCATACAAATTGGATGGGTTAGACATGGTTCTCCTATCCCCTTATTATAGCAGGATACGGCCTAATATAATTTAATCTCACAAGCATCTGTTGAGCAGTACTTCTCAGATTCTGCATCTAAATTATCTTTACCATCATAAATTGCAGACCAGTCAATCTTGCCAATTGTCCCAACGTAAGAGTTATATTCTTCTCTGGTAATCTCTGTATATGGCTGTTGAAGATAAGTTTTGTTGCCCATTGGAAGGAATGAGACTGCCTTTAGTTGACCCTCATACATGTTTAGGGCTGGAGCAATAAACTTTGTCTCTTCTTCTTTATCAAATGAAAGAGTAACGGAAACTCCATTATCAGACCAATACTTTTGGGCTGTTGCTGCCAAACCAATCTTTTCAAATAAACTAACCTGCTTTTCAGAACGCTTGTGTCCTGATGCAACTGGGAAATAAACTACTGAGGTATTTGCTGATACAACATCGTCTTCAATTTTATATCCCGCTGCTTTAAATAAATACATCATTGGATCTGTATTACCAAAACGAATAGCACGAAGATAAAATTCTCCACCAGGTCCCCAGTGAACTCCAGGAGTTGCACCTGATA